TCATAGATTGCATTATGAAATACCTTTGCAATCTTATCATTTTGTAAAAGTTTTGTATTCATTTGATCCCAAAACTCTTTTAATTCTTCTTCTGACTTATCATCATCACTGTGTTTTAATGAAAAATAAACTGTGTCTTTACCGGTAGCTACAGCTACACCTGTAATAAAACCATCTTGCCTAACCGCACCCAAACCTTTTGTTTTAAGATTTGGATCGTAAGTTTCTATATCGATAGCTACTGTATCTACACCTTCTAAATCTAAATCAATTGGATGATTACACATTATAATCCCTCTCTAATATCATTTCTAAATAATGTATTGCTTTCTTAATATCTTCTTCTTTTCCTTTCATAGAATGTCTACAAATATACTTTATAGCATTTCCTTCTGCAAACAAAAATTTATTTTCATTAATAAACTCTGCTGGTTGAATTTTAAATTGTTTGTAATGAGATCCTCCGTGTTGCTTGTCTAATGATTTATAACCCATTCCTTTAAATATACTTTTGTCTGTCATGTTTCCTCCTTTTAAAGTTCTAAGATTTCTCTCCAATTGTTTTGTATTTTTGCTAAAGAGTAAGGACCAGAAGATCCTATAGTCCAACAATCTGTTTTACCTCTACTGTAAGCAACATAAGCTAATCTTACAGGTTCAAAGTTACGAGGTTCAGGTCTCCAAACAGATAAATCAACTATTATATTATCGAAAGTTAACCCTTTTACTTTATGTATTGTATCGTGTTGAACTCTTGGTTTTTTAGTTGTGTCCATACCATTATTTAGAACCTTATTAATATAAGGTATTTTATCAATTAATTTTTCGTTTTTTGATAATCCTTCGTGGTTTAAAAGTTGAGAAAGTCTTTCAAATTGTTTTACTTCTGGTTTTAAATAACCTGCATCTATAAGTTCTTGTATATTATAATCTCTATCAATTAGAGGTTTAAGTTTATCAACATCACCTAAACCATTGACTTTTACTTTTGATCCCATTAACTTCCAATAGTCTTTTTTTTGTTGTTTATAAACTTTACCATTGATAAAAGTTTTCCAATTTTTAAAACAACTAAAATGTTCTCTAGATACATGAGCACTACCTGATACCATTTTATAATCTATGCCACTATCTTGAAGAAATGTGTTTACAGATTTATGAGTAGGGTTGCCTCTATAGGTAAATAAAAATGTTTCATCTGTTTTTAAAATTTTATTAATTAAAATATCTTTTGCTTTACATCCTTGATCTAATCTAGGTATGTAATGTGATTTTCCAATAACATCCGTTGGAGTCCAAGTTCTTTCTGAGTACCTACCGTATTCTTTCCACACAGGTGCAATAATATTTCTACATATTTTGTTAATGGTTTGACCACATCTTAAACCTTCAGTAAGTTCATTAGCTTTTGCTTCTTCTGTGTTAGCTAATTGATAAAAGTATTCTGGATCTGACCCTGCATATTCGTGAATAGTTTGATCAGCATCTCCTATAAAAATAAATTCTTTTGCATTTGTAGCTGCTTTTTGTAGAGCAGCTATCTGAGGTTTGCTACAATCTTGAGCTTCATCTACTATTAAAACATCTATATCGGTGGGTATAGCTGCCTTAAATCTAAAATTATCTATCATGTCTACAAAAGATATTCTTTTATGTTCTTCATTATCTCTGTACTCATCATATTTTTTCTTTAACTCTAATAAACCACCTGGTCCTTGAAGACGATAACCTTCGTAACGAGATCTTTCACAAAGAGCCCAATACTTTTCAAGTTCTATTTCAGAAGTTAAGTCGTAACCTTTACCGTGCGCATGAGAAATAAATTCATAGAGAGGATGTTTATCCCAAGAAATATTTTTTTTTATAATATTCATACCTGAATTTTCTTTACAAAAAACTTTATGATCTTCATGTTCATATTTTTTTATATTTAAATATTCTGCTTTAAAGTAAGAGTGGATAGTACATATTTGATCTTGTAAATTTGTGTCTGGAATATTTTCTAGCTCTGGTAATTTGTTTACAGCTTTTACAATTTCATCAGCTGCTGTATTTGTGTGAGATAAAATTACAATTCTATCCCAAGGATATTTTTTTAAAAACTCAATGTATTTGTTTTTTAACCATTTGTGAGTTTTACCTGTGCCTGGAGGGCCTGGAATAAAACTTGGAATCTTTAAACTATTCATCTTCACCTGTACTGTCTCCTATATAGACAGACTCCCCTTCCCATATTAATTTATTGTCTTCTACTTCTTCTCCTTTTATTACCCAAGCAACACAAGATTTATTTTTGTACTTACCTTTATCTTTCTCACCTTTTAATATAGTTTGAACTTTTTGAACAAGATCAGGTCTTTTTAAATTTACTCTATTTTTTATTAATTCTTTTTCAAAGTTGTTTAAATCAAATTCTATTCTTTCTTTTTCTTTATTGTAATAAGGTAATTTATAAACAGCCAATTGTTCCTTATCCATATAAACGCCTTTTGCATCTAAATAATCTAAGAAAAACATTTTAAATCGAGAGTCTTCTTCTGCTTCTTTTACATATTCTTTTGACTGTTCTCTGTTGTAAAATTTAGCCATCATTATTTCTTCGAATTCTTTTGGTGTCATTCTAGGTATCCATACTTTTGCTTGACTCATAGCAATGTCACAAAACAATTTTAAATTCATAAGTGATTCACCATCAATCCAAATCTTTTTTTTAATTGTTTTTAAACCAACTCCATCCACATTTTTTTCTGGTACATTTAAATGTACGTAATATCTGTTTGCTCCATACTCTTCTATTTTTTCAATAGTGTCTTTTGAAACCTGTAAAGATGCATCTTTAAATAAACCTATCCAATTAAATAAACTTGTTATGTTTTTATGACTGTAGCCTGTAATTTCATGAATTTTATTTATTCCAAATTTTCTAGCAGTCTTCCTGCTTGAAGTTCCTTTTTTTAATCTTTTTGCTAAGTCCTCATCATCTGCATGTTCCGCGATCCGAGATACAAAATTATCTATTTCATCGTCCGTCCAATCAGAATTCTTAACTAAAACTCCTGCAATCGCAGTGCAATAATCATCTCTGGCTCCTGTACTAGGATATATAATTGCAAGTGCTGCAGACAAAGCAACTTTACCTACATCTATAGATAAGTTTCCTTGATACTCTCTTATCTCTTCAAACTTTTCCCATCTTACATTTGTTTTTGATTTACTGTGTAAAGAACCTGGAACTATAGTGTATCTTTTTTTCTCAGTTCTTAATTCACATATCATTGAACCATGTGGAAAATCTTTAAAATCTTTTTGAAATTCATCTGGTAAGTTAAATTGTTTAAAAGGTATTTGATTTCTGTTTGTCCAAAGGTAATGACTTGTTGGATTACCTTCTCTTCCAAAGATTGCACCACAATCTTTAATATAATAAGGAAGAAATCTTTTTACAAATTCGTTATCTATATCTAAATCAACGTCGTGATCTAATCTTAATGCTATCTCTGCTGTTTCGTGATCCCTGTTCCATATATCTTTCTCTATTTTAAAATCTGGGTCGGTGTACTTCTTTACTTTAGGAGTACCCTTGAGACAGGGTATAATAACCCTTCCCAAATCTAACCAATCTACATAATTTATAGGTTCTTTATTCATTTTATATTCTTTATTAAATTAAGAGTGGGCGGTATCCACTCTCGCTTCTCCGCCCATCCTGCAGGAAATTATAAACTAAATTCTTTTTTAGCTTCTTTAGTTTCAGGTTTAGCTTCTACTTCGCCTTTGCCAACGCTGACTGCAAAGCTTTTAGCCATGTCATAAATAGATTTATCTTTGACAGGACCAACTTTAGAAACATCCCAACCAAACCAAGTTCCTTTGTCATTAGACATTTGAACAGTAGATAGTTTGTAAATGTGGCTATAAGTTGGCGGTGTAAATAAACCGTTAGCACCTTGTAGTTTTAAACCCATCATCATTGAGTTCCATTTTCTACTAACTTTAAGTTGAGTAGATTTCATAGAAATCAATGCAGATTCTGGGCTATCACCCACTACAAGTACAAAATGATTAGCAGTATTTTCTAAATAGTTACCATTAGATAATCTATCTTTGTATGATTTATCTCTAGTCGTTTGACTAACGATATCACTATCTGCATCATGAATTGCAACAGGTGCACCTGTACTGGTACCTCTGTCTTGCCATTCAACATATTGTCTTTTGTAATGACACGGTACAACTTCTATTGAATCGTACAATTGATTTGTTACTGTGTTCATTATCTTGCCAGGTTTTGCGCCCTCGACATATTTACCATCTCTTTCGTTTACCTCTGGAGATAGTTGACCCAAAATTTTTAAGAATGGTAACGCAAGATCTTCTTGCGACATATTCTGGGCTCCTTGTTGTGCATCAGCTTCAAAATTTACTGTAGCTAATGCTCCTTCTTTTTTAGTTGTTACATCGTTCATGTTACTTGTTCCTTTTTATTGTTGTCTTATTCTCTGAGAATACCCCAAAGATTTCCGTTGGCATTTCTTTACCTGCCTCAATACGCTCACGGACTAACGCTTTCAAAGTCATGGGCTCAACCTTCATCTTTTGTGTCGGTTGAAACCCTTGACCTTTCGCAAGTTCAGCATAATCTGCTGCCTTGTTATCTTCGTTACGACCAAATGATACCAAGATCTCGTTCTTAATAATATCACCTAGTCCATTGTCTCGAAGCCAGTTAAACGCCGCTTCTTTATTTGCTTCTGTAATAGTAGCACGATACGACGTTGAAACTTTAAGATGTGATCCATCTTGTAGTTTTAATTCTGCTAAACCCATCTCGGACATCATGGTTGGTATAACTTCACCTGATATACGTAGGTATTCTTTTTTTAAATCTTTAATGTTATTTTCACTTGCCTCTATTCTTTTGTGCAACCCCTCTAACATTTGTACTTGATCTGCAAGAGACTGAATGTTTTCAGTTTTACTCATTGCATCTTGTTGGTCTTGTT